TGGTGGTGGTGGTTGCTGCCGCAATGCGGCCACCTCGGCGCACGCCGGACTTGACTGGATCGGCAATCGAGATCACGGCACCCGGGCGTACCAGCACACCCGCATCGATCGATGCCTTGAACTCAACCACCTCGGTTTCGTAGCCCTCTGAATAGAGCAACCATGAACCCAGTCGGGATGCCTGGCCGCGGCTGGTGCAGGCAAACGCTTTCAAGTTGGTGGTGACAACGCCGTACTTCGCAATCGCGGCCGTGTCCTCAACCACCTCATAAGCCAACTCCTGGGTGGTCATGTCCAGATAGCTGACCACCGCAACCGTGTGCCGCGTCTTGAGATCGGAGCCGGTGTATTTGAATCCGTCCTCGCTGACGTTGGCCAGCGTGAACAGGTAGCTGGCGTCAGTGGGCTTGTCTTGGCTAATCGTCAGCGCACCAGTGGACCAGTACGGCATTGTGCGCATGACGCTGCACAGATCGTTGATCAGCTTGTATGCCTCTTCCTGGTTTTGGATCAGTGCATTGCAGCTGAAGCGTGGCTCGGTGCCGCCGAAGCCATCGCTGACCAGCGTGCCGCAATACTGCGACGCGGAATAGAAAGCGAACTTATCGAGCTGGGTGGCCGTGATGTGATCGCCGAAGCCGTAGCGCGTGGATGTGAGCAGGTCATACAGGATCCAGGCCGGGTCACTCGTCCAGGTTGCTGCTGCAAAGGTGCCGTTCCAAACGCCGGCGTAGCTGATCGCGCCGGTGGTGGCGTTGACGGTGCCATTGTTCGGGATCTGTACTTTGACCCCGCGGACCCGGAAGGTACGATTCGGAATACTGCTGAATTGTTCCGCATCAAAACGCAGCGCCATGATTGCGCTGTTGGGGTAGCGCAGTTTCTGCTCAATAATCTCGGTGTAGCTCGACCAATACAATTCATTTTGCAGCTGGCTGCTGGTGCTGTCATCAGTGACGCGCACGACGCGCACATCAACTGGGAAGGCGCCGCTGATCGCGACCTTATAGTCGCGCTGATACTGGTCAGCTGTGCGGCCGGTGATCGTGTCATCGATTACGGTGGTGTAGCCGCCGCCGTTGTATTGGACTTTGATTTGCAGGTTGACGCTGGTGCCGTAGATGTCCCCTTCGTCTGTGAACCGTTCAAGCCGCGGCAGGGTAACGGTCACCCGAACGGCATTAACATTGCTGTCTGTAACGGTGCGAGTCAGTGGCGATGCTTGCTGAACGATCGTGTTGACGCTGATCTCATCCTCGACATCTGAGAAGCCAGGGATGTAGGTCTGCGCTTGCGTGCCATAGCGCGCATCGATTGTGATGTTTTGGAAGTTGTAATCAGCCGCTTGGGGGCCGGTCGCATCTGCACCTTGCCGCAGGATCTGTGTGCCGTTGAGAAAGATGTCCTTCAACAACGCGCGGTTGTAGTTGGCATCACCGCGGGTGTAGTCCCGAGCTGATGGGAAGCCTTCGATCTCGCCTTCACTGAGCAGATCGACGAAGGTGCCGAACTGCTTTGACGCCAGACTGTCGGCATCACGGACTGGTGTCCGGGCTGGCGCTGCTACCTGCTGAAGAAATGTTTGGTGCTTGCCTCCACCACCACCAGAACCACGGATCAGGTCGCTCATGCTTCCACCTGCACAGTGTCGATCCCGGCCGAGATCACGACCGAGCCGATGATGGTCTCGCCATAAACGATCGGCACGGGCACACCTTGGCGGCTGGTGTTTTGTATGCCGCTGAAGCTATAGGACTTCTGCGGATCAAGCTCAGTTTCCATTGTGCCGCTGTTCGTACTCGATTCCGCAATCGTTGACGTTGGCGTCAATAGCTGGCTCACACCCCCAAGGATCAGTGAGCCTCCAAGCAGACCCACCCCGGTGACAATCGAACCAGCAAGCCCCAATCCCAACCCTGGGACAAAAATCGCCAGCGCAACCAGCGCAACCCCAGCAAGGATTTTGCCAACAGCACCAGCGCCACCGATCACCGGAACAATGCTGATCGGATTGCCGCCAACTGGACCATGCAAGTCCTCGCCATCAATGGCGTGATCACCCACCTTTACCCGGTAATACCGGCCAGGTTCGCTGATGTGTGCTTCGATTCCAGGGAAGTTGGCGATCAAAAATCTGACGGCTTCTCCTGCGGTATCTACAGCCGCCAGGAAACGACGCTTCCCTACGAACTTGGCAAGCTGTCCATAAAGTCGGATCTCGCGCAGCATGGCCAGCGTCAGCCTGTTATCAGTGTATCTGCGGTTTGATGCCGCAGACGCCTGCCTGTGCATTTCTGTAGCCAGCCGCCGTACAGATCACGGCTACTCAGCCGACCACGCAAATGATGCAGCACCAGTTGGTCGCCGATGTAGACGCCAACATGATTCAGCCCTTGGCCTTCGATGCTCATGAGCAAGGCATCCCCAAACTGCAGCTCTTCATCAGACAGCAGCTCGCTGAACCCTGCATCACGCCAGAACTGATCGAACTGTGGCGCCGCCTCAAACTCCGCTGGTGTGATCGGTCGCGGCCAATCCGGCAGGTCAATGCCATGCTCGCCGTACCAGTCGCGGACCAGCGTCCAACAGTCGGCAACCGCCCAGACCCACTCCCGGCCAATCAGCGGCGCCTTGTAGCCGCTTGGCGCGGTCTCTGACCACGCTTCAGTCTTCGGGTTGCAGATGTGCCACGGCAACCCGCTGATCTCGATGCTGAGCAGATCCGCCTGACTGGGTTCTGCTGGTGTGATCGGATGGCTGTGAAAGATCGCCTCAATCTCACCAGCATCTTCGGCTGCGGCGAAGTCGGTCGGATCCATGATGAACTGATCGCCATCGGTTGCCAGGTTCTGGCATGGCCAATAGCGACGCCGGCCTTTGACCACCACAACCAACCCACACGCCTCGCGCGGGTCCTCGCCTTTGGCGTGATCCATTGCCGAGTCGCGCCAGCTCATGAGGTGAATGCTCCGATGCCAGGGAAGGATCCGAACGGCAATGAGCCGGTCGATCCAAACCGTAGTTTGCAGCTGTCGAGCCGCTTACCGCAAACATCCAATGCCAAGGTTGCGACAGGTTGATCGCTGGCGTTCCAGTAATTGCTGCCGGTGTAGCCGCATTCAGTTGAGCGATAGACCCATTGGCAAATGCTGCTGATGCACTGCCGCTTTGGTGCGCGGACACCAGCCAGGTCAAAGGCTGCGGCACATTCCCATTCGACCAGTTGCCGGTTCTCAGCTGACTTGCGGCTTAGGTAATAGATCTCACGCGGGAACTCCGCGGTCGGATCTGGCGTGCCGTAGGGGTTGGTGCCACCAGTGAAATTGGCGCCATCGATGTAGCGAGCCATCGTGCGGATCCGAGTCAGCTTGGCGCCGGCCAGGTCGTTGTTCGGCGTCACCGCGTTCACTGTTGCCAGGATGGTGCTCATCGTGCCGAGCACGTTGCTGACCTTGATCTTGGGTCGTGGCAACTGGCCATTGCCGCTGTACTCGAACCCATCCATCTCAAGCGGCAGCCGCTGGTATGAGTTGCTGTCCCATACCAGTTCACCGTTGGCATCCATGTTGCTGCCGGCATGAAAGCGGTAGACCGTGCTGCTGCCATGTAATGCAGCAACCAGCTGCAACTCAAACAGCTCGATCACCGAACTGGGTGCGATCTTCTGAAGTTCTGAAACTGGGATCGCCATGGCTTACGGCTCAAAGACCTCGACGAAGGTGGCGCTGATGTTGTTGAAGTTGCAAGACCGCAGCGTGGCCTGCCACTCCTTACAGATGTACTTGCTGGCGCTGCCCCGTGGTGGCGTCCAGTCAAACGACTCAACCGCAGCACGCGCCTCGAGGAAGGCCAGGATGTTGTCCCGTTCGGTGTCGGTGCGGTTCAAGAACTGCAGCTGCCATTCCTTGCCGTCGCGATGCAGGCCAAAGCCGACACGCTGCTGATAGCCATCGCCTGCCTGGAAGGTGACGACACGCGGCTTGCTGATCTCGGTTGCCTCAAAGCTAGGCGTGTAGGTGAAGGTGGCCATTATGCGAGCAATCCTCCGGGACGTTTCTGGGTGACTATCTCATTCTTGACGGCTTCGCTGATCGCGCGAGCAAACTGCCCAGCGCGGCCCTCGTCGCCTTGGGCTCTAGTGCCTGTTGCATCCACGTTGACGGTGACATTAACGCCACCACCACCGCCGGCGGCTTCAACACCGAGA